CTCCAAATCCCCTATATTCATTTAGATTTTTATCTACTTGTTTAAATGCCTGGACCTGGAGTAGTTTTTTTCTTTTTTTTTCAGAAGCAAGTTTTTTTAAACTATCAAAAGTTTCTTTTGCAGCTCTTGCAGAAGCTGCACCTCTATTCATTTTACCCTGGTATTCAACCTCTAATTCAATAAAAAGATCACTGGCAAGCCTTGCCTGGTCATCAGTAAGGTTACCCTCTCGATTACCATTAGTAATACAATCCAAAAAACTCATACTACACAACCCTCAAGGCGATCCAACATTCGCTGGTCTTGCGCAAATTCTTCTTCTAATTGTTTTAATGTTTGTGTTTTTGCGACAATACTATCGCCATCTACAGTAAGTTCTGTAGGGATCTCTAAATCTAAATCATCAACTAGGCTTGTTTGTTCTGCAATTTTTTGACTTGGGCCATCAACTCTTTGCCCTGGGAAGTCTGTAAAAAGTTCTCCGCTCTCTGCCTGGCTCTGATCTCCGCTTCTTCGAAATTGTAATCCCTCAAAGATTCCGTCTGTATCTTCTTTAATTGTTGGACTTTCTCCGAGTTTTTGGTTGTTGTCGATTTGGGCGTAGCCATCAGCTTTTCCTTGTTGTTTTAAACTTGCATAAGTTGCATTAGGTTTTGTTCCAATACTTCTAACATATCCTGGACTTATTAATCTACCACTATCTATAAACCTTTTAAGCATCCTGGTCATAGCATTTTGTGGCGTTACATCCATATGCCCTAGCGTAACTGTATATCCCTTACCCTTGAGCCTATCTATTGCTTTTGCAATACTTGCTTCATTACCGCCAACCTTTGGGATAACTACATTAGATCCCTCATCGATTATAAGTTGTTCTACTAATTCAGCAAGTTCTGAGCTTTCCTCATGTACCGCAGCTGCGCCCAGTCCACCTTGATATTCTGGTAATGCTTTCTTTGCATCATCCGCATCAATTATTGCTGCGCCTAACTTTCTTGCAATAAAATTAGCTTGTGTGCTTTTACCAGCAGCTGGAGGTCCAAGCAGTATTACCGCTTTCTTTTCAGCCTTTACTTTATATCCTGGTGGTACTTCGAGCTTTGCATCGGTGTATGCAAGCTTTTTCGCTCTGTCAATTAGCGAGTTTATACCTTGAGAGTAACCTTTTAAGGTCATTCCGTCAATAATAAACTCTCTATTATCAAACCATTCTTTTTCAAAATAACCAGGAGCTTCATTAGTTTTTGGAATTTTGTCGGCTTCTTCAATAGCTCTAACCACTGCTGGATGGTTGTCAATCTCAGCATCCGTCATGCCCTGGTCAAGTTTTCTATTAAGATCTTGCCTGGCTTCCAGGTCTGATAAAAAACCCTCTTGCCGTCTTAATTCACCAAACTGATCTTGTTCTAGCTGATCTGATTGTTGCCTGGATCCTGGTCCAGCTGGTTCGTCAAAGTCGTTGAGGTTTGAGTTTGCTGGTTCATTCTCACTTGTGCGGACTTTCGCTTCACCATCGAAAGAGCGTCTGACGTTGCCAAACTCAAGGCGGTTGAAATCGCCCTGGCTAATTGCGTTTCTGACAGCGTTGATAAATCCTCTTGAAGCGTTGGTATAGTTCCCACTTTCCCTTGCGAGTCTTGCTGCTCCATTGAGCGCATCGCTGAGCTGCCCTTTTCTGTTTGCAAGCGTTGTGATGAGCGTGATTGCTTGGCCATCTCTTGTAACCCTTTCTTCATTAGCGTTTCTAGCTAGCTGGTTTCCCTCAGCTTCTAATCTTTCTGCATTATTTACAAGGTTTTGAAAAGCATTTTTATCCTGGCGTAATGCTTTTTGTGCCATGTCGAGTATCTTAGCTCGCTCTACAAAATAACTTTCAGCAATAACTTCATCGCCAAATAAACTAGCAGTTGTTTCTTTTCTCACGCCAGATTCAATAACTTGTCTTACAATAGCATCAGCTTGAAATTCATTATCTGGTATATTTTTAGCCAGCACTCTCATTGCAGCTTCTTGTAAAACTGGATCGTCTGGAATTAATCTTCCGACAACAGCTGCAAACTTTGCTGGCACAACATCATTTACAACTAAACCAAATAATTCATCAGTAAGGTTTACAACTGCCCTGGCTTGTTTTACCAGGTTAGATCTAGGCGGTAATTCACTTATCTTGCCTGGATCTACTCGTAATACTTTTGCAGCATCAACAGCAGTACCAGTACCCTCAGCAATATTTTTTAATGCAGCAGTTACCCTGGCAAAAGCTGGAGTGTGTCCATCTACTTCCCTAAGCTTCATACCATATAAAGTTACATCCTGGCCCTCAGCTTTTAACCTTTTTGCAAGGCCTAATCTTTGATGCCCATCTGCGATGAACTGCCTACCATCGGCGTATTCGTATACGACAATTTGACCAGACTTTATCGGATCCCATTTCTTTACGCCTTGCAGTGCATCTGTTACACCATCAGCATCACCACCAGCTTTGAACTGAAAAAGGTTTGCATCTACTTGTAAATCGTCTGGATCAAACTTAAAAACTTCATTATTTAAATTATCAGATTCATAAACAGTCTTTGGCGGTATAACATTAGATTCTGGTGTTTCACTAATATTAACCAGGTCATTAGATTCTAATGCTACCTCAGATTCACTTAGTCTTTGTAGATGCTCACTTTCACTTGTTAATGGATTGGTATTGATAGCATCTTCTGAGTTTTGAGCTGCTTTTAATAATAAATCTTCTTTACTACCTCTTTTAAATAAACCAGCTTTTTTATAAGCATCAATGCCTTTTTTTATTTGATCGCCAGTAAATGATATTGTTTTACCACCAGCTCTAAAAACAAATGGTGATGCTGCACCAAAGCCAGCACCAAAAGCTATTGCCTGGTAAAACTGTGCATCAGTATATTCTAGGCCAGTTTTTTTATACCATTCTCTAACATTGTTCTGGATAAGGTACTCTGAGCCACCACCAATAATAGCTTGTTGCAAAGCTAACTGATATAGTTTTCCAGGACCATTACCAAACATCAAACTTCCAATAACGATTGGATCTTGTATTAAAGAACCACCCTCACCAGTCAATCTTGCAAGCACATTACTAAAACTTGGTGATCGCTCAGCTATCTCCTGGTTTGTTTTAAAAGCATTTCTGGCTTTTTCTTTTGCACTCTCAATAAGTTTTTCATGGCTAAAATCACCAAATAGTTCTGGATTATCCTGGATAACCTTAGAGATCTCTTTTACTTTTCTTTCGTAACTGGCATATTTCCTTTCTGGATTAAGAATTGCCATAGATAAATATTTACCTGGATTTGCTACATTATTAGGTAACCCAAGTTTTTCTCTATTCTCATTTATTATTTGTATGTATGGCTCCCACTGCTCCTCCATAGCAATAGATTCAGAAACTGAGGTATTATTATATTCACTATAATTATAAGCGGCTTTTAGGTTATCAATGAAACTAGCTTCACCAGCTGTTACAACAGTTCCAGGCGTGGTTTTAGTTCCAGTACGCTGCTCCTCTTCTTTGGTATAAAGAAAACTCATTGAGTAAAACCATAATACTTTAGGGCATTAAGAATAATTTCATTGCCACTTTTATCGCCAGCAATTAAAAAGTCTGGCTCTCCTGGTGTACCTCTAGCAAGCTTGTATTGACCATCGCCTACGACATATAAATTATATTCACCATCATTTATATCTTCGAGCAATTTGGCATCTATATTAAAACCTTGATTAACAAAATCTTGGACAGTTATTTTTTCAATCATGTCCTCAAGTTTATCAGCATCTAATTCTTTTGGTATGACTGTAGGATGACCGCTAACTTCATCAACATTACCTAGGGCCATCTTTGCAGCATCTGCATAAACATTATTTCTAAAAAACTGCAAACCTTGATCGTTAGCTAGTTTGTTGTAAATTAGATCAGTTACACGCTTTGCAGCTCCCTGGACTTCAGCTGGTGCAAATATCAAAGCATTTCCAACAGTGTTAGAATATTCAGATTGTGTATTAATGTTAGTAGCTTCTGGCGCAAGCTTGCCAGCATTTTTTAGATCTAATCCTTGCAATGCAAACTTTGCATTGTCAATTAAACCAAGCTTCATTAGACCACCAATATGTGCTAGTTCTGGTGCGCCTTTTTGAGATAGTTCTACAAAAACATCCTGGGAATGTCGGCCAAAACCCTCGTTTATTTTATTTAAAACTGCTAGTTTTTGAACTGTGCTAGTTTGACTATCTTCAAAAAAAGCTTTTAAGCTTGCAGCTTCTTCGTCTTTTAAAAACTTTACAGCACTCCCATACTTAGCACTTACAGATATAGCTTCACTAATTCTTTTGGATGCTCGAACATTGAAAGCATTTGCTGCACTATCCGCTACTGGATCCATTGATTGCGGATCAGTAAGTTGAACAAAGTTTATTGGTGTAGCTTTAACATTACCAGATCTTTCAGCAAAAGTGAGAGGATCCCTTTTAAGCTCTGATCTCATATTTGTTTCAAGAGTTTTAAGATCGTTTACTATCTCAGTTTCAATAACAGTATCTATACCAGCTTCGCCAACGCCTGGTATTCCATCAGTAGAATACTTTGTTATCTCAGCAGATAGAGAAGATATATTAGTTTTCCTAGCTACATCAAAAATTTGTTTTTTTAATTTTAGATTATTGGCAAGCGCTATCAATTCAACGCCATCAGAACCCATAGATTTAGCTTTATTTTCTAATCCATTAATAACTTCTATATCTACAGTGCCGCCTTTTGTGAGTATCTTGTTTACATCTACAAGATCTGATTTAAGAGATGCGGCTTGTGTTTTATTTATTGCTTTTAAATTTTTAACATCAGTTTTTAAACTTCTTATAATTACCCTGGTTTCAATATTATCTAAGTTACCTGGTGCTTTTTTTTCTAAAGTATTTATGTAATTTTCTTTTTGCTCAATCGTGCTTAGGTTTTGAAAATCCTCAAGAATAGTATTTTTTAAAATGTCTTTTTGTGCTGCCTGGCGCTTAATTGTGGCTTCTGTATTAGTCATGTATCCCAGGCTAACAAGCTTTGAATATATCCCATTTTTTCCAAATAGTTCATTAGCAGCTTTTAGTTTTTCTGCTTTATTACCTACAACAGCTTGCTTTTTATAAAAATCTATATTGTTTATATAAACAGCAGCTTGTTCATTAATACGCCTATTAGATGAGTTAGATCTTACAGATACGTTTTTATTTGTAAAAGCTAGGTCTGCTTTTATAAAAAAATCTCTTTGCGCTGCTTTACTTGAAAAAGTTTTTGACAAATCTTTTTTTAGTTTTTCAGAAGTCGCTAAAAAATATGTGTCACTTTGCTTTGGATCCATAGTGCTAGCTTTGAGAGCCGCATCATTTAATCCCTTGTTATATTTTAATGTGCTATCAGCAAGCTCAGACTCATATTTGTTTTTCATCTCAGCTTCAAAGAAAGCAAGCTTCTTTTGCTCTTCGGCCTTAAATGCTTCTGTTTCTCTACGTTCTGCAATCTGTAAAGCATTTAATGATGCAGTTTGTGCAGCTTCACCAAGTCTTGCAGTAGCTTGTGCAGCTTGTGCTAAAGCACCTGGATTAGCCTGGACTGAAAGCTGTCTTGCACCAGTTACAGTTGATCTGGCAGTTTGTCTATTATAAGTAGGTACTTTCATTAACCAAACCTCGTTCTAACGCCTTGTCTTTGTAGATTGATATTATTTTGAATTGCCTGGCGGTTAAGATCTGCACCAGCTTGTATATTCGCAGCTGAAGAAAATCCTCTCAACAAACTAACGCCAGCATTAATATTGCCAGCTGTTCTTGCAGTGGATCCATATAATCTATTCAGCTGACCTTGCATCCTATTTTGCACGGCGCTTTCCTCAAGATCCTGGATGCCAACGGCTGCATTATATTTCTTGATTGCTATTTCTTCATCAGCTTGTTTTGCATTGGCCAGGGCAATCTTTAATGGCGTACCACCCTCAGCAACAAAACCATTGTACCTAAATGCCTGGCTAGTTGCATCCTGGAGATCTGAAAATTCTCTTTGAAATCTTGCTATATCTAATTCGCTAGCTATTTTTAATTGTACAGCATCTTGTTCATTCGCCAGGGCATTTCTATCATTTATATCTGCATTGTAATTATTAGCTACTTGCTGAGCTTTACCTACGGCTCTAGCGCCGTTAGCTGCCACTACCGAGCTTACTATAGTCGATGCTATTGCTGCTTCAATACCCATTAAAAAACCCTTGCATATCTAAAATAATCAGTACCATCTGGACCATATTTTCTCATAAGGCCCTCATTTTCTAATCCCATAAACTGGGCAAACCTTTGTGCTTCTGGCCAATCAGCTCTAACTGCGGATTGTATCCTCACTAGTTTTTGTTCTTTAATTAACCTTGGTAAATATTTAAAAATTATTTTCATTACTGGCCTTACATGATTATGAACTTTATCACTTGATAAAAACCATACTTCTGCAACACCAGGCCATAGCTGTTTAATACCGCCACAAGCAATCAAATGGCCATTGTCTATCGCACTGAATGATTGACCAGGAACATGAAGACTTTTTGCAAAATTTAAATATTTACTAATGTGTTGCGGCGCACCTTTGTTCATCTTGCCGTCAAGAATTTCCTGGCCATGTTCTGGCTTATAATCAGCTACTATCATTGGTCAAAAGTTTGCAACCTTGGGAATATAGCAAGCACTGTGGTTGGTAATGGCTGGTTTTGTTTGACAACAATAAAACCATCATTGTCAAAACCACCTCTAAACTCTAATTCTTTATCACCAGTGAACATTGATAATGCTGATCCCATAGCATCAGCTGAGCTTCTAAATGGTATTCTATCTATTTCAGTTTCACTGCTACCAACCTGGATACCAACAGTTCTAAACAATCTTAAAGTTACATCATGTATTCTTTTTATTTTGCCCTGGGCAGTACCCTCAGTACCGCCAGCATCAACTCTCATTGTTTGCAGTGTTGAATCAAATCCCAAACCAATATGCGCTTTTGTTGTTGATCTATCTAAAGTCACGGATCCAGACGAAACAGTTTTGTTAGGATGTGTTGATCCATCAGCTAAAATAGATACACTTTGACCCTCTAAATGATCTAATCCAGATATGGTTGTTGCTGCGGATCCGCTGTAAGTTAAACCGCTATCCACAAAGAAAGCATCGGTAACATCAGTGCCAAAATCAAAATTTGAAAAAGTTTCAATGTATCTTACAGTTGCACCATTAATAGTTCTTTTTACAACCAGGTAAACATCATCTTCGTTAAGATCGCCTGGTATAACGGCTACGCTTTCTACAACAGCATCACCAGATCCAAAAGATCCACCTAAAATATGTTCATGCCAGCCAACAACATTTTCCTCTCTTCTATATGTCATGCCAACAAAACGACCATCATTAAGAACACACCACACAATATTGTCTGGCTCTTGCTGGAAAGCCATTTCAGTGATGCCGCTCTCAGTAATATGCTCAGCTAATACAGTTAAGTCTGGTGCCTGGTAACTATCTGAATCAAAATTGTAAACTAGCTCTCTCACTTTTCTTGAAGCTCGTTGCACAAACATTGTGACGTTACCAACCTGGATAGGCTGGATGTTTGCTGATCCATAGTTTGCCTGGCGTTTAATCTGAGCATTAGTAGGCGATAAAGGCTCGGCTGCACCACTTGCACTAACAGCAAATTCACCACCACTTGTGCCAACAATAAGAACTCTACTTGATGTTAAATATCTAATAACATTAACCTGGTTAGAGCCAATAGTGTAAGTCAGCGCGTCATCTGCATCTATACCATCTGCAAAATCTTCAAAGCTACCACCTACTGAAAAGAATAAGGTTTGTGGTTGTGCGGTTGTATTTGCAAATACAAGGCGCTGCTCAAAGAATGTTACTGCTGCTGGATAGCCAGTTGTAGAACTAAATGCTCCCAGGCTAAAATTATCATCAGCTTCTAATTCACCATTAATAGTAATAGATGCACTTGCTGATTCATTTACAAGATCCACACTAGGAGAAAATAAGATTGTATCAGCTGTTACCTGGACTAACAAAACACCAGTTGATTTATTATTACCACTATTAGATGCGCCAGATATTGTTACCTTTTGCCCTACTTTAAAACCCTCTGTTATAAAATTACCAGCAGTGTCTGTAATTCTATCATTATGTTCCAGGCCAGTAGCACTTGGATCACCCTCGTAAAATGCTATAGTTGTTGCGGTATAACTAGGCATAAGCTCAGTTCTACCCTCAGCATTTTCTTGTACGTCAGCATCAACACTTGTTGCGCTTGTATATGTTGATATTTTAGCAAAGCCATCATGTAACTTAACCAACCTACCTACATCAGTAGAAACAAAAGTGTCTGCGCTTGCTGTTATTGTAACGCTGCCAGTTCGACCATCAGCAGTTAAAGTTGTACTGGTAATGTTTGGATCTTGCATAGGACCACGGAGAAAATCTACTTCTGAAATTGTCCAGGCCGTATGACTTGTTCTTGTGATTTTTTGAACTGGATGCGATGGATGCACCAGGTACATAACATCAGCGCTTTGTGTAAATTTTATTTCAGATACCTGGGCGCTTGTATATACAGTTGTAACTTCTACTGGACTACCTCCAGAAACTACAGTGCCGCCATCCTTATGTATCCTAAAATAAAGATTGCCAAACTCTAACACATAAGCTTGTTCAACATTAAACTCAAAAGGTATTAACCTGGTAAAGTTTGCGCTATCCTTAACTGTATTAACGTATTTAGTTCCAGGTCTACGACTAGCACCACCATGAGGATGCAGCACAAAATTTTGTAATTTTTTGCAGCCGTTAAAATATTTATTAACGTCAGTGCGGCCCTCTAACCTGGGCGATAATTCACCAGCTGTAAAATTATTAAATGGAGGTGAAGCCTTAGCCATTTACAACCTCGCATTGATAAATGTGTTTGCTGCTAAAACTTCGCTATCTTGGATGCTAGCAGTATTAACTGTATTGCCCTCAGTTGCATCGACAAACCTCGCTTCTTTTAATTTATCTCTATACAAAGTTGTAAGTTGAGATGCCAGGCTAATACTACCAGATAATGGATAAGCTATATCAGCTGCAAGAGCAGCCGTAATAGTCTCTAATAAAAGAGTGTCGTATTGATTTGGATCAGTTACTTTCCCTACAAACACTAAATTAATCGTGCTTTCGTCAGATAAAAGTTTTCTACCCTCAATTTCAAATTTAATTTCTGGATCGGAAAGTTTTAAAACTCTTAAACAGTAAGGATCAGTAGGTAATGTAAATTGTTTTGCATATGTAAAACCAGGAGCATCAGCATCTGGAGACAAGGTTTGCCTGGTAATTAAACTATTCCAGGGATGGGATCTAAATGTTGCATCCCTTACAAACTCATATCTTTGGTTACAAATCCTGGCAGCTTTACTATCTTCTGTTAAAGAAATGATGTTAGATGCGCCAATTTGATTAAGAGCTGAGTTACAAATATCTACTACTGAAGCCATAATAATTCCTATAAAAAAGCAGCGCATTTCTGCGCCGCTCTAAGTTTAGTTTATAACGTATTCAATAATGAATGACATTGTACCAGCAGTACCGCCAGTTGCATTAAATGTTGCAGCAACATAATAATGACCGCCTGGATCGGAGGAATCACCAGCTATAGTGTAAACCTCTTGACCAGCAGTGCTTATGTCTGCGGCTCCAAATCTTACATCTGTCATAGCAGCTGCATCTGCAACGGAAGCTGCAAAGCAATCTTCGTCTTTTACGACACCAGCGCTAGTGTATAAACCCACATTAAATGTACAGCTGCCACCTAATGTGTCGCTGCCTATCTTTAATGAGCTTATTCTAGCGTTAGTTGGTATTGGAGCTAACATAACAATATCATTGTCTGTGCTATCTCCAGCTGCTAGTTCTACTGTGCCTTGAGCAATCCTGGTTGTTCCAGTTAACAAACCAGCATCACTCATTGTGTATGTAGCTTCAAAATTGGCTACGAGATCAGAATTTTTTGTTGTCATAATCTATCTCCCAATTAAGCTGATTCATC